AAATTGAATGATGCAACGTTTTTTGATCAACACGTGAACGAATATAGAACGTATGCAACGATTCAAACGATGCTTTCTGACTGGAGATCAAAAGATGTTGATCTTGAAAGACTAGCAAAGTACGAAGATCAGGTTGTTAGTTGGTTAACAACTGAAAAACAACAACCGAATGAACAATTTTTGAATGAAGAGTCTACGGGCACGCAAAGATTATTGATGCGTGTAATGATGCAAAAATTGAATGAAAAATATTCAACAGTGTTGAATGACGATCAAAAAGCTATCATAAAAGCATATGCATGGTCGTCATCAAGTGATGACAAAACTTCGATACAGAGAAAATTGGTTGAAGTTCGTGATTCGCTAATTGAATCGATCAATGATTTTAATAAATCAAATTCTGATAACGAATACGTTAATAAAAAATTATTGACTGTTAAAGAAAAACTAATCGCAGAGTCTCTTGATTCCGTTGATGACGATACGGTTACAAGATTTATGTTATACGTCAAGTTGAATGACGAACTAGTTTCTGGAGATGATACGTGAACGATACGCCAAGTTATCTTGTTTATAAACACACATGTTTAGTCACAGGACTATCATATGTTGGTTACACAAAGAAAACTATTGAGCAACGATGGAACGAACACGTTTCTATTGCATTCGACAGACGCCCGCATGTTAAGAAGCATTTTTTTCAAAATGCAATTAAAAAATACGGTACAGATGCATGGGTCCACGAAGTACTTTGTGATGGAATTAATTCATTGTCACAAGCGCTTGACTTTGAAGTCAATTCAATAAAAAACGTTGGATCACTTGCACCAAATGGTTATAACGAAACGCTTGGTGGTAGAGGCGTTAACTTAACATGTGAAGGACGTGAACGTCACAGAATTGCGACGTTTATTGCATTGAATAAGCCTGATGTTAGACAACGTTATCTAGATGGAATTAGACGTAGTCATAAAACGTTATCATTTTTAGAAAAAAATCGTGCCGCACAAAAAATAGCACAAAATCGTCCTGATGTTATTGAAAAAAAACGAACAAAAATGAAAGAATTATATGCAGATTCTGCATATGTTTCTCCCGTTGCTCGTGTCGTGCATCAATTTGATCTTTGTGGAAATTTTATTCGTGAGTTTAAATCAGCAATAGATGCATCACGTTTAACTGGCACAAACTATAGCAAGATAACAGAAGTTGCTCGTGGCCTTAGAAAACAATCTGGTGGATTTGTGTGGAGATATGTATCACAATGAATGACGTACGCTTATTAAGCAATTATGAAATTTTCGATTTTTCGCCTCAAGCAATAAAGGAATCGAAAGAAAACAATGATGGGAAAATCCTTATGAAAGGCATCATTCAGAAGGCTGATACGCTGAACCAGAACGGTCGAATATATCCGAAAAGCGTTCTTGAGCGTGAGATTAGAAATTATCAAAAATTTATTGTCGAAAATCGTGCGATGGGTGAATTGGATCACCCAGAAACAAGCGTTGTTAACTTAAAAAACGTGTCGCATATTGTTAAAGAGGCATACATGGAGAACGATACCGTTATTGGAACGATCGAAGTTCTTAATACGCCTTCTGGATTGATCCTTCAATCATTAATTGAGTCTGGCGTGAAGCTAGGAATTTCTTCTAGAGGCGTAGGTTCAACTCGTAAACAAGGCGACTACTACGTTGTGCAAGATGACTTTCAGTTAATTTGCTGGGATATGGTTTCGGAGCCGAGTACGCCCGGAGCTTTCATGATACCAGAAGGAAAAACAATTACTCCTGTTGAAGTTGCGCACATATTTAATCGCACCGATCGTATCGATCGCATCTTAAATGACATTCTTCAAACATAAAAATAGATAGATTTATATGATTAAAAAGTTTGGGTGTGTGCGGTGCGATGTAATTTTTGAACGTTACGTTCCTCCAAGCGCTAAGAGTCAAGAACGGTTGTTTTGTGGACGTTCATGTCAGATGAAATATAAGCGTGGATCTCAAGAAACGGGCGTGAAAACAATTATTTGTTCGTTTTGCTGTAATCAATTTACGCGTTACGTCAAAGCAAGTCAAATACCCAAATATTGTAATAAGTCATGTGCGTCAAAACACTTAGTTCAACAAGGCAAAAGTTGTTTTTCAACTAATAAACAAATGATCGCCGCGGGTCGACAAAATACTGCAGAAAAATTAAGCAAAATTCGAACAGAGACAGCATTAAAAATAAACACAGGCCGTAGGCATACAGAACAAACGAAGAAAAAAATTGCTAAATCTTGTAAAGGCATTCAGAACGCTTTAAAAGGAAAGACATTTATTGAATTTTATGGTGCTGAACGCGCTGCGCAACTAGCATCATATCATTCAGAAAAGTTAAAAGAAGGCTTTTCATCAGGAAAGATAAGTCCGACGGCTCGTTCAAAAAGCGCACCAATTTTTCGGGGCGTTAAATTAAGAAGCAAGCTTGAACAGAGAGCAATTGAATTTTTGGAATTAACAAAAGGCCTCACGTTTGGAGTTGATTTATTATTTGAACCTGCATGTTGTCGTGTTAAATGGATTGATGATCTTGGAAAAAGTCACACATACATTCCAGATTTGTTCGATGTCAAAAATAATATCGTATATGAAATTAAGCCTGCTTGGAAGGTAAACTCTCCAACGCCGGAAATGATTCTCAAAATGAAAGCATTGAGTTGTTTGTTCGTGAATCAATACTTAACTGACAAGGATATTGATCAATGTCGTTAAACAACCCACAAAGTTCAGGAGGAAGTGTAGCAGAGTTTATGAGTTCTGCTCTTCCTTGGGTAACTTCTTCGATTATTACAACGTCTCCACAACGTTATGATTTTGCGAAGATCACTAAGCAAATTACTGTTAGAAATTTAGGTGGTGTTGGCAGCAGTGATTTAGCGGTTGGTTTTACACGTAATGGAGTTTTAGGATCAAACAGATTTTTAATTCCTGTTGGATCAATTGTAGAAATGGATGTACGTGTCAAAGAGTTATACCTTGTTGGAGTGACGGGTGGCGTTACTGCATCAGTCTATGCAGGCTTGACAACCGCTCCTTCGTCTGGTATGCCTGTATTAACTGGCAGTTTGTGGGACGGTGTTGGGTAAATGTCATCACAGCTAAACTGTTTCATATACTTATGACCATGGCTTATGGAATCATCTATCTTGCGACATGCATTACCACTGGTTTAAAATACGTTGGACAAACAACTGGTGATATTCAACGCCGTTGGAGAGGTCATTGTGATGCTGCAAAAAAAGGATCGACTTGGAAATTATCTGAAGCAATTCGTGAATATGGTTCTGAGTCATTTCAACTTAAAGTGTTATGTGAGTGTGATTCTGCACAAACCTTGAATGAAACTGAAACGAAGTTGATTCAAGACTTGAATGTTGTTTGGCCTAACGGTTACAATATGAAGACGACGTCGGGTCGAGTTATGTGTGAAGAAATGCGTCAAAAGATTTCACAGCGGACTCGTGAAGCAATGGCAAACTGTGATCAGACTTGGAAAAAACGTCAACGACAAGCGATGGAAGATCTTGAAGTTCGTCAGAAAATTTCTGACCGAACACAATCTGCTCTTAAGCGTCCTGAAGTTCAAGAAAACTTTCAACGTATGATCGCCGATCCTGAGAACAAGAAGAAAATCTCTGAATCAACCAAGCTGGCGATGCGAGATCCAGCTGTTAGAGAGAAACACCTTGCTGGAATTCGTAAACGAAAAGGATTGAAACTTTCTGATGAAACGAAAGAAAAAATTCGTAATTCTTTGAAAGCAAGAAATATTGAGAAAACATTCAGCGTTCAACACGAAATAGATCATCTTCAAGGTGTTACTATCTTGACAGAGGGATGAAATGAAAATCAACAAACAACAACTTAAATCGTTAATCAAAGAATGTCTAGTTGAAATTTTAGCTGAAGGTTTAGGTTCAACACAAGTTCAAGAAGCCGTGCAACGTTCAGCTGTTAAACAACAAGCGAGACCACAAGTCCGGCGTGGCGTTGATTTTACGACGTTTAACGATCCCAAATCTAGACAACAACAACAAGCATCAGCATTACAAGAAGTGATTAAAAAACAATCTGGTGGGAATTCTGTGATGGCTGACATTCTTGCTGATACAGCAGCGACAACGCTTCAAACTCAAATTGCGTCCGAAGGAAGACAAAT